TTTGTCTAAAGTGGAGAAGTGCGTCCTGGACTGTTTGCGGGAGTGCAGAGACCTTGACCCTGATTGGCACTGTGTCTTCTGGGCTCTGGAAGTAACTAACTTCTGTATCACCGTCCAGCTTCGTGTCTTCGTCTGTGAGTGGGACATATTGATCCATGAGCTGGGCAAAAGCGTAGCCCTTCTTTGTTTTCCATTCTTCCGGCATAGCGTTGTATGCGCCAGTGTCAGCGACAGCCTGCCTCTGACTTATTACCTCTTGCCTCATCGCCAGGCCAATAATGTTTCGCACCGCCTCGCGCACTGGGTGGCCAGATTTAGTTGCAGCCACCGTATAGTGCATTGGCGTCAGGAACGGGCTGAGAATACGTGCAAGACCTGGGCCCTTGTTGGGCCCGTCGTCGAGATATATGTCATCTTCAAACTCTTCTGCTGGTGGCGCGTCGCCCAGTGCTTTGCGCCGCAGCTCGTTGAGTCGTTGGATGATAGATACCTGTTCTGCGTCTGCTTCATCTGGGAAGCGGGGCAGATCTTCTCGCACGCTGAAGCTGCCGCCCTCGTTCTCCGCGAGGACTACGTCGTACGTTCCGGCGTCGATGGGGCTCTGAGCCTGATCAATTGCCCTAACACTGGCTCTAAGCCCGTTCGCTTCGACGAGGGCTCGCCACTGTTGTTTTGCTCCTGGCTTGAGGATCTTGGGGTCGTCATACCAGGGGATTCGGTTGCCTTCTGCATCTTGGAGGGGGCTTTGTCCGTCATCTAAAATGAACTCCTCATTGATTACGTCGCCATTAGAGAACTTGCGGCCTTCCGCGTCAGTTCTAGGCATGTCTTTGCTGGTCTTGATCAGGCCACTACGTTGCAGCGCGATCTCACGCCACGATTGCGGAGTGAACTCGAACACGTCGTCGTCGATCTCATAGAGTAGACGATGCTCGCCAATATCGCTGGGGTCAGTCCACAGATCTGTGGGCACAAAAGTCAGACCATAACCTGTCGCACCATATCTAGTCTCTGACGCACCCATCGCCTCGGGTGCTGACTGGTCGAGCTGGCCGGTCGCTTGTGCTGCTAGGTAGGACAATGACCCATGCGTAGCAGCCTGGCCGCTAGCAATGTTCCAGGTGTCCCAGTGGTAAGCGCCTAGCGTAGCTTCGTCGGCATCGAGTCCAGCCTGAGTGTACAGGTCACGAACCAAGGGCTCGATCTGAGATTCCATGGCTTCGTAAAGTGCTAGCGCAGGCAAACCGCTGTACTTGGCGCTAAGGCCAGCACCTACGCCCTTCTCTCCGTCGTACACGTTTAGTGGCGCAAGGCGTCCATCATCAAACATGTTGGTGATCTGCACTCTGTCCATGACCAGGACATCCTGCCTGCCGGTAAGCAGCATCAAGAACGAAATGACCTTGATGTCAATGCCCATACCCACGGGCATCTCGCTCATCATGAACCTGCGCAACTGCTTCCCGTTCATAGTGGTGTCAGCGAAAGCATCGTGTGCCGCTTGCAGATATGTCCTGCCATCCGGCCTGACCTGTGACAGCTTGGGTAGCAGAGTGTCAAACACTGCGTTGATATTGCTAGTAGCACTTTTAGCTGTGCCTGGCAGGGTCGCCTTGATTCTGGTAGCAAACGAAGACCACTGTGCTGGCGTGTAGTTCTGCGCCTCGCCACGAGCCGTCATTTCTAACAACTCAGCGAAGTCTGGGTTGGTGAAGAACTGCAGCGCCGCAGACTCGTGTGGGAAAGGACTGAGCATACGGCTCAACATGCCCCACACCATGAGCTGGCCAGTGCCTGCTGGGGTAATCTCGCCACTGGAGTAAGCGCGGTTGATGGTGTTGCCAAGCTCTAGGCCGTGTTGCCGCCCTTCTCGCTGCTTGTCGGTGAGCTGGCCGAGGAACCGCACATGCCTAGATTCGTCAGCGAGATTAGCAATCAGGCCACGGGGTGGAATCGGAATTGTGTCTGCGCGGAAAAGGTCAGTCAGAAATGCTGTAGCGTTCCTGGTGTTGGCGAAGGGTTCTGGGTGCCTCTGCAAGAGCAAGTCAATGTTTGCAATCGCAGACCTTCTGTTGGCAATAGTGTCAGCCGCCGTCTTAGCCTCACCAGGGTCCGCGACTATGGGTGTGCCACCAACGATAAACCTATCGCTGCGGGATTCTTGGACCAGCTTGGGGTGCAACCCTCCAGCCACTGCCCTGAACTCGCTCGTGTAATAGCTATTGATGGTCTTCTGTATGTCCTTGACCAACGTCTTCGTTTGTGCGTCAGTCAAGCCGAACACATCCTTGGTCAGGACTGCATACTCGTCCGGATTGCCAGTGCCGTTGTCTACTAGATCAGCGAACACAGTGGTGAGCTGCTTCTTGACCTTCTTGAATTGGTCAGGCGTGTATTCGCTTGCGCTATTGCCAAAGACCTTAGGCAAGTCGATTTTCTTCTTACGCAGCACTTTCACAGCGTCTACAAGCGATTTGCGTGTAGTCGTGCCCAGTTCTGTGTCTGGGTTTTCCACGCTCAAACTAAAGCTGCCAAATGCCTCAAAGTCTGCCAGGGCCTCGGCGAGCGCTTCTCCTTGCATGGTAGCTCGCAATGGGTTGTTAGCAGGCTGAGAGAACACCTCAAAAATGTTGTGGCCGAGCCTAGCGTCTGGCTGGTTGACCACGAAACGATCCATAACCATTCGACCTTGCTCAGTGTCGATTACGTCCATGGTTGCATTCGGGTTGACCGAGACCCCATAGCCGCGTGTAGCCATTCTCCTGTAAACCTTGACTGCATGGATACTGACCTGGTTGTCACTGCGAACAGGTATGCCAGAGCGAAGCGACTTGTCAATCAGCATCATGTAAGCCTGAAGGCCGATGCCCTTGTTCAAGAACTGAGGGTCTGTAATCTCGCTCATTCGGATCTGGGTGTAGAGCGGGACAGGTTCTCGATCATTAGACAGGACAAGGGTTGATGACACAAAGCCAACCTCTGTGTCTTCGCCTTTCTTTCTGATCGAAGCCACCAAGCCTGGCCCACCAGCAACAATTTCTTCGTTTATCTGCACAGAAACTTTGACACTGAAAGAACCTTCTTGGGTGTCTATGTCAGTGGTTTCTTCTGCTGGCAGTTTGTTCAAGAAACGCAAGAACTCTGCCTCAGTCATAGGTGCGTGTTGCTCCTCTTGCACCAGTGACTCGACCTCGTCAGGCCTCGACTCTTGCGATTCTACTGTCCGTTCGGCAGCAACAGTCGCGCCGACGCGACCTCTCTCTGCTTGCAGAGAACCGAGAGCATCAGAAACCAGTGCAGTCAGCTTCTGCCTCTGTGCTTGAGTCAGGCCATTCTCGTCGGCCCTAGCCTGCAACTTGTCTGGCATACCCTGCTGCGCTGCGGTGAACTTCTTGCCAG